CCTCCTCGGCCTCCAAGCGGAGGGCGTAGGCAATGCGGGCAGCGGCAATCTCAAGGTAGGAGGGATCAAGGTCGCACCCGACAAAGCGGGCACCCTCCAAGATGGCGGCCTTGCCCGTGGAGCCCGACCCCATGAAGGGATCTAGGACTAGGCCACCGGGCGGGGTGACTAGGCGCACAAGGTGGCGCATGAGCTCCGTGGGCTTGACGGTGGGATGATGGTTGCGGGCGCTGGTGGTGCGGAGGTTGGGCACATGGTGCTCGGTCTCTCGCCCATCGGTGCGCCTCACCTCGGCCAGCTCTTCGCACCCCTCCTCCCGATCGGCGGATGAGGTCTTGGCGCAATAGAAGAAGCGGGCAGCGGAGCCTTGGTCACCATAGCCCGGATTGGCATCCCACCGCTCGTCACGGCCTTTGCCATAGATCGCGCCGTTGCGGAACGCCCCTAGGGAGGCTTGGCCGCCCGTGCTCTTGCTATCGGGAAACCCCGCCAAGACCTCCGGGGAGCCATCGTGCATGAAATTGGCGGGCCAGCGGCCAGCGGTCTCACGGCCAGCGGTCTCACGGCCAGCGGTCAACACGGGCGCGGCGGTGCTCCCCCCATTGAGGCAAGAGGGGTTATGGCGCACCTCCGCCCCTATCCTACACCCATCCACATTGATGGCCCCCGTGCCATGCTTCAAGAGGTTGGCGGCCACGGTGCCCTCCAAGGGCTTGCGGGCCATGATGATGGGCTCCCACGCGGGCTTGAGGGCGGTGCCCCATCCTTGCCATGCGGAGGCCTCGGGCGTGGCGGGGGCAGTTAGATCGTGCTGCCACGCATGACTGAAACCCGTTGCGGCTTCTTTGCGAGTTTGTTTGCTTTGAATGTGTTGCCCGACGACCTCCCGCGTGGCTCCCGCTGCCCGATCGATCGCCTTGGATGCGTCAAGAGACTTGGGGAAGCCCGAGCCATAGACCCAACAGCAGCAATCGCGGATCTCCCATCCCGCATCCTCAATGGCAACGGCCATGCGGTGAAAGGCGCGAGTGCCTCCAAAGGCCAAGAGATAGGCTCCGGGCTTGGCCACCCTCAAGGCCTCCGCCCAAAAGGTCACACCGGGCACGCCACGATCCCACTCCTTGCCCATGAAGCCGCGCCCGCTGGTGGCATCCTCCAAGGTGGTGGTGGGGCCGCTTGCGAGACCATACGGGGGATCGGTCACGATGGCATCCACCGAGGCCTCCGCCATGCTGGCCATGGTCTCCCGGCAATCCCCAAGGTGGAGAGCGTAGCGGCTCACGGCTCCACCTCCATGGCAAAGAGGGGCGCGGATGCAAAGATGCGGGCCCTTGCGATCTTCGCATAATTCGCGTTCAACTCACACCCCACAAAGGAGCGCCCGTGCCGCAAAGCCACCACCGCCACCGTGCCGCTCCCCGTGAAGGGGTCAAGCAAGAGGTCTCCCTCTTTGCTCCCTGCTAGGAGGCAAGGCTCCACTAGAGCCTCGGGCATCACGGCAAAGTGAGCCCCCTTGAATGGCTTTGTGTTGACCGACCAAACCGATCGGCGGTTGCGGGTCTCTCCCACCTTTGTGTCATGCGTAGTAAAGCCAAGAGCGGTGGCTCCAAACCTGCCTTTGGCGGCATTTTTGGCCGTCACGGGATTGCTTGCTTTGACAATGTGACCCGCATGGATCGCGGCCTCCGCTATCGCCTCCGCATCATAGTAATACCGCGCCGACTTGGTGAGCAGGAACAGGTATTCATGCGCCTTGGTGCAACGATCGGTGACGCTCTCTGGCATGGGGTTGGGCTTGTGCCAAATGAGGTCTTGGCGGAGAAACCAACCATCGGCTCGGAGGGCAAAGGCAAGCATCCAAGGGATCCCAATGAGGTCTTTTGGCTTGCAACCAAGGGTGGCCCCGGTGGCATAACTATCCCCGATGTTGAGCCAGAGTGTGCCATCATCTCGGAGCACGCGGCGCACCTCACGAAAGACCTCCACCATCTTTGAGATGTATTGCTCCGGGCTTGTTTCAAGCCCGATCTGGCCCGCGTGCCCATAGTCTCGGAGCCCGTAGTATGGTGGGGAGGTGATGCAACATTGGACGCTGCAATCTTCCACGGTGCGGAGCTCCTCAAGGCAATCTCCCACGAGGATGCGAAAGGTGCTCATGGCTCCCCCTTATCGGAGAGCATGAGGGCCGTGACATAGGCAAAGAAGAGCACCATGAGGATGGTGAGCATAACATCGGAGCGGGTGCCCGGTGGGAGTTCCATGGTGCCAACGCGGGCCACCAGCGCGGCGCCGAGCATCCAACCAACAGCCCGCCAAAGGCTCGGAGGCTTGGGCACCCTCACGGGGCACCTTTGGGCAGCTGAGCCGCTCCCGCGTGGAAGGCGGCCAAGGTGGCCAGCCCGATGGTGCGCCAATCCTTGCCAAAGGCCCGGAAACCAAAGTCTAGGCCGCGGGCCTTGGCGATCGCAAATTGGTAGCCCGTGAGGCTCCGATCAAGTCGCAAGTGGAGCTCAAAGGGGCCAAAGATGGCAATCATGCTATGGCCCCAAGGGTCGGGGCTCCACACTCCGCCAAAGGTGGCCTCAAGCTCTTCTACGGTGGGGAGAGTAACAGCGGGCAAGGTGCTCATGGGGTCACGGGGGTTAGGGGTTGGGGTTAGGGGCTGAGCTTCCAAGGGCCGTGGGTGCGTGCCCACTCTGCTATCCACACCGCGTCACACTCGGCCAGCGTGAAGCGGCGGCCCCAACGGGCCTCGGCCAGCTCCTTGAGGGCTCTCTTGTGCGTGGTGGGGGTCTCCCGCTTGGGTAGGCCAAGGTCACGCTGCCAAGCGGCGGGGGTCACGCTCTCCACCTTGACCTCTGAGCATAGGAGGCCACCGATTGCCTCCCCATAGACCCTCCCAAAAGTGAAGGTGGAGGCTACCCCTTGGCGGGGCATGGCTCCCACCCGCTCAATGGCGGCGGAGAGGTCGGGCTCAAGCTTGGCCACGGCCCGGATATGGTCGGCCACAATGAGGGCAATGCGGCCATGGGTCTCGGCCTCGGAAAAGCGGGAGATCTCAAGGATGGCTCCCGCGCTGGTGAGGCTAGCGATCGCCCCATTGCAGCCCGGGTCAACGCCCAAGAAGATGCGGCTCACGGCGCAACCTCAAGGGCGGTCAAGGTCTCCCGGATGATGAGCAAGGCCTCCCTAACATCGGAGGCATCTGGCCCATCCAACATCTTGGAGAGTGCGTTGGAGGAATGAGCGAGAAGCCCGGGCACCAGCTTGGGCGGCGGGTCTAAGGCCGCCTCCACCTCCTCAAAGGCCTCACGGGCACCGCGCAAGGCTTGATGGGCAATGTTGAGCCGCCTTTGCAGCTCATCCGCCCGACCCTCCGCCGCGTCAAGCTTCCGCCTCATCTCTACCAAGCCCTCACCAAGCATCTTGGCCAATGGATCGATCGCGCTCATGGGGCACCTCCCGCTTCTCTCTTCACGCGGGGCCGCCGCCTAGCAGCGTTGGCCGCCAACCTTGCGGCGCTTGGGTAGTAATAGACCCCCGCCTTGACCCGTGGCCATGCCTCAATGGCCGCTTGGAGCGCCACCGCTGCCCGGATGGCATCAAGCTCCACGGTGGGAGCCTCACCAGCCTCCAATGCCCCGCGGCGGAGGCCTAGCAGCCCTTCCCACCACTCATGCAAGAAGGCGCTCTTGAGCGTGCTCCGCACTCGCACCGCCAAGGTTTGACGGGTCACCCCAAGCCCGCGGGCTAGGTGGGCTTGCGTGCCATAGATCTCCGCCACCCGTGCCCGGATGATGCCCGGAGCCTTCTCATAGGTCACGCCCATGGAAACTCTCCCGCGCTCTCATCTTCCAAGGCCGCATCCATGCCATCGGCGGTGGCATCCACCACGGGCATAGCCTCATCCTCATTGGGCACCACGGCGGGCGGCGGCGGGGGCACCATGCGGGCACCACCAACGGCCACGGGCACCGCCTCCACCTTCACCCGCTCGGGCTGGTAGAGAGGAGCCTCGGCCTTGTCGGCCAGCTCCAAGGCATCGGCCATGGAGACCGAGCGGGGGAGATACTTGGCAGCGCGGCGCAACACGGTCTTGCGTGCCATCTCCGCCCAATCGGTGGCCCATGGGCCGCTCTTGCCCGCCCGTGCCCGGTTGCGGATGGCATCCACATCCTCCTTGGCCATCCACTCAAAAACGTGCTCTCCGCTGGTGAGCACCGCGTGGCAATAGACCCCAAGTATCGGATCGGCTCCCTTGCGGCGGAGGTTGGGGTGGTGGCGGAAGGGCGGGGTGCTCTCCAAGGTGACCTCAAAAAGATCCGAATCATAGACCACGCGGGCTGAGATGGCAGCGATCTCCCCGGAGCGGCGGATGAGCTGCAAAAGGCCTTGGTAGCCCACGATCAAGGTGCACTCGGTGCCATGGGGCACAAGGTAGCAAGAGCCCAACACATGGGGCTCAAGGCCGAGTTGGCTTGCCATCATGATGGCGGCCATCACGCTAGGCGGGGAGCACTTGGAGAGCCCGGGGTTGGTGCGAAAGGCCGTGAGGGCAAGGCGCACCATGCGATCGGGCGTGAGGTGGGCGGGCAGGGCCGCCCGCATTTGCTCCTTGGTGGAGGCGGAAAGGAGCCACTCGGCTACGGGGTGATCTTGGCGGGATAGTTGGGTGCTCATGCGGGTCTCTCTCTGGTGGTGGCCCATGGTGGGCCGTGGGGAAGGGGGCAAGGCGGGGGTTGCACCCGCCCCTTGGGGCTACTCCCCTTTGCCCTTGCGCGGTGCGGTCACACGGCAAGA